ACTACGGCGCTAGCCTTGTCGGTTACGTCATAAGTACCGTTAGCGCCTATATTTATACTACCGCTTGGAGTGATACCGCCGCTATACTCTTCGGCAAGTCCGCCACTTATAAAAGCGCTAGCCTTAGTAGCCTCTACGTCTTTTATTTCGCCTACGCCCATAGATATAACGCCGTCGGAAAAGCCTATAAGGGCTTTAATAGTTGTATTAGCCATTATTTAGCCCCCCTTTTGTTTACTCTGCTGCCATAACAAGTTTAGCTATTTTCTGCGCGTCCTCAACTTTAGCGTCAAACTCAAGCCAACCTACTACACCTACGGCGTGCTGTGTTGCGTACTTTTCCCTAAGTACTTCTATACTCATTTCCTCGCTAAACTTAGTAGCAAGTCCTCTCATATCGCCGTAATAAATAGCGGTCTTTCCTGCTCCCATATCGGGCATATTATCGGAAACGTAAACGGGCTTACCAAGTAGAGTAGATCCAAACGGGCTAGAAATATCATCATTAAGCAAATAATAACCCGTTGTACTCTTAAGTGTTCTAAGCGCGGTACGTGTAGCAGGGGACATAATCCAAATAGCGTTAGCCTGGAAGTCGTCCTTAATTGCGTCGTGTAGTCTTACTACCTCGTCCGCTGTAATAGCGGTTGTAGCTGCTGCGGTAATAGAGTTAGAAAGTGTAGAAAGTCCCGTAACTCCGCTTGCTGCTCCCGTTGCTGCATAACCGTTAAGTAACTGATCCTCAATAAATCTTTTAATAGCGTAAGCCATACGCTCTACGATAAAGTCTGTAATATTAAACTGTGCGTTATTGATAAGGCTACGGCTAATAAGTGTAAGTGTACCCGCTAAGAAACCGTCAAGCTCTACTTTATCAAAAGATCCTACGTTACTTGTAAGCTCTTCAAACTCTGTAGCATATGTCATTGTAATAGCGTGGCTTGTCTCGTCGTAATAAGGTACTACAAGCTTACCCTTAACGTTATACTTTGTAGACTTCTCAAGGATAGGACAAATATTATAAACCATAGCGATAATTTTATTAGCTATTGTAGTAGGAATTACCGCGCCGTTAGCTGCCTTAGTAAGGTCTACGTCTGCGCCTCTCTCGTTAAGTACTACGCCCCTTACGTAAGCCTCAAAAGCTCTACGGTCTGCCTCTTCCTTGCAAGCTGCCTCTTTCATAGCCTGCGCCTCTGCCTTGTCCTCTGCTGCCTCTTCTTTAAGTTCCTGCTTTTCCTCTTTAAGCTCGTCGTGGATCTTAAGCGCCTCTTTAATCTTTCTAACGTCGTCGCGAATTTCTGCAAGTTCCTGCGCCTCTGCGTCTGTAAGCTCACGCTTGTTAGTTTCTGCGTCGTTAAGTATAGCCTCGGCGCGTGTAATAAGATCGTTCTTTTTCTCTACAAGTCCCTTGTAATTCATAGTTAATTATCTCCTTTCATTTCTTCTATGATTTTGTGGTACTCTGTATAATCAACCGCGCCGTTGTCTGCCGCGTGATTATCATTGTTAGCGGGCTGCTCTTCGTCAACCCTTAAATTAAGCTCGCTTTCTGTATAGTCGCTTATATTTATAGCGTTGCTATCGTCTGCGGATCTAACCGCTACTAACGTACCGTCATAAGCGGGTACTCGTGCGCGGTTTATAAGCGATACCTCGTATAAGTCTAAGTCTTTTACGTTTCGGACGGTTAGCCCGTTTTCCTCGCCCTGCTCTACGTCTCTATCGGTAAAGCCAAAGCTCCAACCTCTAAGCTCGCCTTTTTTTGCCTGCTCTACTACTTCTTTGTCCGTAATAGTCGCTTTAGCGTGCAAGCCTATAGCGTCCTCGTAAAGCTCTAAGTTGCCGTCTTTAATTCCGCCTAAGTCTCTAGTCCAATCGTGGTTAAGTAATATACGTACGTCGTCCGCACGTTCTAGCGCCCTTTTAAACGCTCCAACCTTAACGCGTTCTACAAACTTGCCTAAACGATCCTTTAAAGGCTTGCTTAGTCTTTCTACGGCGTTTACGTAGCCGTCTATTTCTACGCTATCGTTAGTTACTCTTATATTCATACGTTAACCCCCTTTCTCTAGTTTGGTATAGCCTCTATAGTTCTATTTCTCCATACGTTAGCCGCTTTATAAGCGTCTAAGCTACTAGCGGGTACGTATATAACTAAGTTGCTCGCGTTCTGCCTAAAAGTGTTACTTTGAATTACGGGCGGAGTTTCTGCCCTGCATATAAAAGTAGCAAGCTTTGAGCAGTACTCAAAGCATTGCGTACCCATACTCTCTACAGAGCTGCCTACTTCTATAGTTGTAATGTATGCGCAATTTTGAAAAGCTCTATTGCCTATACGCGTAACGCTATTAGGTATTTTTACCTCTGTTAAAATGCCTTTCCCTATAAATGCCTCGTCGGCTATTTCGGTTACGTCGTTAGACACTATAAGCTTAATATTGTCTACTGTATTGGCATTTTTTACAAGTCCGCTTAACACTCCGTTAGTGATTACTCCGGCACAACTTAATAAGTTGTTATTACTTCCGCCGCCCCCGCCGCTTAGTTTCTTAGCTAATAATAAGTCGTAAAAGTTCATACTTTAGCCCCCTATTTTCTGCCAAGTCTCGCCGTCGAAATAGTAAAAGTCTCCCGTGTCAAGTTCTAAAAATATAGAATTGACCGCGCAGTTTGTCGGTTTAGTATCTGTTGAAAGCCCTTTATATTCGTGTTCGCCGGTTTGCTTATTTGTATTATTACTTACCATTTTTTTAACCCCCTTTATATCGGTATATGTTCGCTATATGATATATTTTCGTCGCCGTCCTCTGATACGGTAACGTCGCCGCCTTTAATGTCTCCCGTGTTAGGGGTGTAATATTGCTTAGTATTAACGTCGTATAGTACGCTACCTAATCCAAAGTCTACAACGTCTAAGCCCTCTATATCGTTTAAGTTCTCGTCCCTGCGTAGCTCGTTAAGAGTTTTTAAGCCTATCTCCTTGGCTATCTTGTAAGCCTCGTAACGCTCTTTAATGTTAGCGCGTATTATTTCTTTTACGTCAAACTCGAAAAAGTACTTGCCCTTTTCTTTTTCTAAGAGTAATACGCGGTTTAGCTCCGTCTCAAAAGCTTTAACTATAGGATATATAGCCGTCTTAAAAGTTTCGTAGTAGTCGCCTTGTATGTGAAATATATTGTTAATCTCGTCTTGTAAAGTTTTCTTGCTTTCGTTTAGCTGCATTTCTACGCTAGTATTACTAGCCTCTTGAAACTCTAAGCCGTTATTAAGTACTACTACGTTACTTTGGTCGTTAGCGTATAAGTTTTGCCAAGCTGCCTTAAGTAAGTCTATTTCCTCTTGCCCTAGCTTTCTAGTGGACTTAATAAAGCCTTTTTTATTTCCGCCCGACTTAACTAACATAAGTTGGTACTTAAGCATATTATAGGCGGTTTCTAAAGCCTTAGAGACTTCGGCGCAAAGTCCCACGCCGCTAGCCCCGTCTTTTGTATTTCTTAAGAGTTTAATAAAATCATGCGGATAAAACTCCGCGTCGTAACAAAAGATAGTAAACCACTTGTCTAACGGGTTAGGATCTCTATAAATGCTTATAAATTCCTCGGGGATATATTTAAGCGCTACTACCTCGTTGCGTTCCCGTTCTATATAGCAATAGCCGCCCTTGCCTAGTAAGTAGTCCTCTACTAAAGCCTTTTTAAGTTGGTAAGCGTTAAGAGTGTCGCCCGTATCTGTGTTAAGCATGGTTACGCGTGGGTCTTTGTCCTGCTCTTCTACTTTCCCTTGCTTATACTTGTATAATTTAACGGGCATACTTGCTATAGTGCCGCTTATAAAGTCTACCGCTCCACTTACGGCGGGTAATGTTAAAGCGTCCTCGCGCTTTATAGCCTCGCCGTTTATAATAGCCTTAAGTAGTACGTCGTCTACGGTGTTAGCGTCTACCTCTGTATCACGTTTTCTAAATCTATCAAATAAGCCCATAACTTAGCCCCTTTCTACTCCATAAAGATAACATAAAGTATTGTTTAAAAATTCCTATATTTTTTCACACAAAAAAAGACGGCTAGCCGCAGCTAGTCGCCTCTTTTATATAACTTGTATAGTAAAGTCTGCTTGGTTTAAAAAATAGTCCTGCTCTAATAGGTATACCGCATTTATAAGAGCTACTACCATATCTACTTTACCCTTAGACTTTTTCTTATTAACGTAGCGGTTTTTATTAGTATCATACGTACAACGCGCATTTTGGAAGTTTATTTCTAGTAGCTTATTTTCTGTATATTGAAACTCGCCGCTTTCTATCTTTTCCGCTAATAGCTTAGTAGGCGGGTGTAGTACGCTACTATGTTGTCGGATCTCTATAGTATTATAGCCCGCCCTCTCTAGTTTCTGCGCCGTGCTTAGTGCGTTATATCGGTCGTAGCCTATCGCCTGCACTTGCACCCCGTAGCGCTCTTCTAAACCTAGTATATAATCCTCAACTACGGCGTAGTCTATAACCTTATCCCCGCAAGCTATAGCTTTCATAGTTCTAATAAACTCTTTATAGTCTATTTTCTCAAACGCGTTTTTTTCTTCTATACGCCCCTCGGGTATAAAAGCTACTACCTCGGCTAGTATGTCGTCGTTATCGTCAACGCCTACCATAGCTACGCTAGTGTTGTCGTTGCTCTCGGATAGATCCACGCCCAAGTATACCACGCGCCCCGCCCACTCTATGTTATTAACCTTACACTTTTGGACGTCTTTAACGTCTATATACGTTTCCGTGCCTGCACCCTGGTATATAATATTACAATGCTTAGTTACGAAGTTTTCTCTTGCGCTCTCCATAGCTATAGCCTTGGCTCGTTTCTTAAGTAAGTCGTCCCATATCTCGGGTACTTCTAAAGCTACGGGGTTAGCCTGCTTTAGCACTAGGTCGTCGCTTTCCCAGGCTTTCGGGTTGTCGGGTTCATATAGTAAAGCAAATATAGCCTCGTCTTTTATTATTCCGTCTAAAACCTTTTTAGCGTAAGCCGTGTACTCTTCTATAGGGTTATCTATCGTAGGGTACTTAGTGCTTATAATAAAACCTAGTTTATTTAATATGTTAAGCTGCCCGCTCTGCATAGCCTCTATAGCGTAAGTATTAGGTAGCGCCCCTACCTCGTCGGCGCAATATACGTTAGGTAGCTTACCGTCCATATTACTATTAGAGTAGTTTAACGGCGTGTACTTGCTCTCTTTGGCTATAAACTCTATATAGTCGCGCAGCAACTTAAACCTTTTAACGCCCTTATACTCATATATAAGCGGGCTACTCTTTATAGTCTTGGTTATAGCCTCTTTTATTTCTCGGGATAGTTTACCGTCGGGCGCTACGCTATAAAACTCCGAAAAGTTAGGCTCGGTTATAAATAATATAATAAATAGCGTACCAACCGTATAAGTTTTAAAGTTTTTACGGCATATCTCTAATATACAAGTCTCGTAACGCCTGCGCTCCGTGTTGGAGCGGTAAACCGTGCAAAGTACCGCCGTATATATAAGCCATTGATACCCCGTCGTACACTCGTATAGTGTTTGCCCTGCCTTAAGTCCTTTAGGCATGATTAAAAGCTTTAATATAGCCTCTATCTGCTTATACTTTGCCTCGCTTATTATATAGCGCTTGTCTTTGCCCTCTTCTATTCTCATATATTCCCGCATTTGTTTACGGACGTATTTCGGCGTTGTTTTTGCTCTTATGTTTTTCTTACAATACTCGTAAGCTTTGGTATTAGTCAATATTACCGCCCCCGTTTATTATCGCTAATAGTGGGTCTATGTCTTGGTTATTATCCTCTTTTTTCCAACCCTGCACTATTTTAAGTAAAGTAGTTACCGTCTTGTTAGCGCTATCGGTAGTACGGTTATAAGCATTTATAGCGGGGTTAGTATAAAGGTTTTTACGCCCCTTTACGTATTCCTTACTTACGGTCGTCCCCTCGTCCGTTATTTCTTTTTCTAGCTCCGTTAAAATGTTTATTTGCACTTGGTAGCGTTTAAAGGTTGTTACGAAAAAAAAGTTAGTTTGTACTCCGTTAGCCTCTGCTATTTTAAGTATTTCGCTTGCTTGCTCGTTTAATGATTTCTTAGCCATTTACTCACTCCTTTCTATAAGTTCTGCTTTTTGCCCCGTCAAAGTTTCCCACCGTTTTATTATTACATCCACATAATGAGGGTCTAATTCACACATAAAGCATTTTCTGTTTAACTGTTCGCACGCTATTAGTGTGCTACCACTACCGCCGAAAAGGTCAACTACAATTCCGTTTTTGTTTGAGCAAATTTGTATTTTATCTGCAATAATTTTTATTGGCTTAATTGTCGGATGAACATTTCCTGCTTCTTTTCGCCCTTCCATTTTATTGGAATTGTAATATTTTTTATAAACAGATACATCAAGTCCGTTGTTCCATACTCTCCCATTTTTATAAAAATATAATAAATATTCCACATCGGGCAGGAATGTATTGTTTGTCATTGGTGTAGGGTTATCTTTGCACCATACAAGAATATTAAATCCCCACTCTTCAAATATCTTAAAATATTTCGGGATAAGTTCTTTACTTGTAAAAATAAAATAATTATTTGTATTTATCGCAAATAAAGTGTCTATAACTGTATTTGGGTCAAAATCAACTATTGTTGATAATGCCTTTTTTGTTTTCTCGTTCGCAAATCCTGTTAAATGGTCACTCATATTATATGGAGGGTCAGTAAACACCATATCAGCCTTTACCCCATCCATAAGCCTATCAATAACCGCAATATCTGTACTATCTCCACAAATAAGCCTATGGTTTCCGAGTTCGTAAATATCTCCTACCTTTGCTCTTGGTTCTTCGGGCGTTTCGGGTATTTCGTCCTCTACTACTTCTATGTCGTCCTCGTCTATGTCTATAGTAAAATCATCAAAGCCAAAAGCCGTCATATCTAAGCTTATACTCTCAAGCTCAATCTTTAAAAGCTCGTCGTCCCATTCCGCTATATCTGATAGTTTATTATCTGCTAGTATGTAGGCGCGTTTCTGCTCGTCGGTAAGGTTAGTAATACGTCTATATGGTACTTTAGTAAGCCCCGCAGCTTTTGCCGCCTGCGTCCTGCCGTGTCCTACTAATATAGTGTTATTCTCGTCTATAATAACGGGGGTAATAAACCCAAACTCTTTTATACTATTAACTATTTTATTTATTTGTTCTTGTGGGTGTAGTCTTGCGTTATTCTCGTAAGGTTTTAACTCGTTTATATCTATAAACGGGTAGTCTATTTTATTTTCCTGCATTATATGCCCCTTTCTGTCGCCTCTCTCAACTTTTAAGGCATTTATTAGCCTTTTTACGGCGTTTTAAAAAGTTTTTAATATATATAGCCGCTTTTTCCAAAAAAACACATAAAAAGCCCGCTAGTGTAAATAAAGG